GGCAGGACGATGTCGCGGCAGTCCGCCATAAGGAACTTGACGCGGTCATCGCTCGGCCACAGCTCGGTGGCGCGCTGCTTCGTTGAGCGGCAGTCGTCAATGATGAGGACGTCCATGCCTTCAGCGAAGAGCCTGTCGACTAGGTGCGACCCGATGAAGCCTAGGCCGCCGGTGACGACGGCGGTCATAGCAGCACGTCCAGCGCCGGCCGCCAGTATTTGTCAAAGACGACGTCTGCGTCATATTCGGCGGCGAAGTCAATGGCCTGCTGAGAGCGGCCCCGGCCTCGCGCGTAGGCGGCCTGGAGGCTGTCAACGATGGACGGCACCAGCGGGGTGAAGAACCAGCAGCCCTGGGCGACGTCCCAGGTCGGCTGCACGTCAACCAGCCAGCCGTCGCCGACCAGCTCGGGCTGGGCGGTGGCGTTGGACACGATGACGGGAGTGCCGCAAGCCTGGGCCTCGATGGCGGGGATGCCAAAGCCCTCGCCTCGGCTGGGCTGGAGCAGAACGTCAGAGGCCGTGTAGATCGCCGCTAGGGCTTCCTTCGGCACGCCCATGCGGTACGAGTAGGAATCGACGACGGCCACCCGGTCCCCCGGCACGCCCGTCGCGGCCATCAAGGCCCGCAGGTCAAGGCCAGTCATGGCCGGGCTGGGCTCGGTGTGCAGATAAAGCCAGACGTCGGGGTGCTGCTGCATAAACATGCCCACCGCGAGGAAAGACTCAGCGAAGGACTTACGATCCACCTGGCCCTTATTCGCGGACACCATCGTGATGCACCAAGCGTCGTCGGGGACGCCCATCCATTGCCGTGCCGGCACGGCGCCGTCGCTGCCCTGCATCAGCTCGGTCGGCTTGAATACGGTCGTGTTGATGGCGTGCGGGACGTACAGGGTCTCGACGTCGTGACGCTCAATGGCGTCTTTGCCGAACTTGCTCATGGCAATGGGCGTGACGTTGGGGCGGGACAGCCATTGGATGACTGGCACGGGCGCCGGGAAATGGTCGATGGGAACCCAGGAGGCGACGCGTTCGATAACGTCCCAGCCGCCGCCCTTGAAGACCCAGCAGTCGAACAGGGTGATGATGAGGGCCTGCTGCCCGGTGGGTCGGCCCCAGTCCATCGCGTAGGCGGGAATGACGTCGTTTGAGTAGACGTCCAGCCCGCGCGGATAGACGGGCATTCCTTCCCACTCCATCATGGAGCCTTCGAGGCCGTAGTTGGAGGCGATGGCTACTTGGTGGCCGGCTTGCTTGAGCCGCTTGGTGACTTGCTGCGTTTGCTCGCCGTAGCCCGTGCTTGTCCAGGGCGAGTTGCTGGCCCAGAGGATTCTTCGTAGATCAGTCCGAGGCGTAGCAGGATTTCCCGCTCGGGCGGTGGCACGTCGAGCGGGGTTCCCTGAACGTGCCGCGTTACGGGTTCGCTTTTCTTTCGTGGCATGGGCCACCGTTTCTCCTTGGGGTGCGCAGGGGGGTGTGACAGGCCCCGCCCCCCTGCGCAAAGGCGGGGCCTGTCACGTCTTGGGTGCCTCAGATCAGGCGGTGCCGCCCACGAAGTGCTTGATGTGGGACGTCTGCGGCAGGTTGCCGTCCACGCGGATCTGGAAGCGGAGGGTGACCTGGCCGGTGTTGAAGGCGAAGTCATCCGAGCGGGCCACGTCGATGCCGCCCACGGTGCGGACGTAGTAGCTCGGGAAGTGGCCCGCGAGCACGGACTTGGCCGCAGAGCCGACCGACGCCATCGCCGGGTTCTCAATCAGCGGGTAGCCCAGGATCGAGTCCGGCGTGCCGGGCTGAATGCTCGGCACGAAGACGTAGTCGCCGTTGCTGGTCTTCAGCTTGCGCATGGCGCCGATGCTGGAGCCGTTCGCCATGACCCCGAACCCGGGGAGGCGGCGAGCTGCACCGTCGAGTGAGTAGACCAGGTCGATGAGGTCGTCGGCGGTGAAGTGGCCGGTGCCGGCGGTCGCGGTGGCGGTGCCACCGGTCTTGCCGGCGGTCGACGCGACCACGATGCCGTTGGGCTCGGGGGTCGCGGCGGTGCCCAGCGTGAGCCGGTCGTTGACCTTGTAGCCGATGGCGTTGCCGGCCTGCTGGCCGAGGAAGCCGATGACGTCGATGTTGCTGTCGGCCAGGAACTCCTGCGAGACCTGCACGATGAAGGCGTACTTGTAGGCCTTGAGCGTGGTCTTGCCGAAGCCCGGGTCGGACTCGTTGATGGTGTCGGCCTCGGCCTCGTAGCCCGCGGTAGACCACGTTGCCAGCGACGGCAGCACCAGATCCTCACCCGAAGCGGTGTTCAGGACGGTGACGACACCCGGGTCGAGCATCGGGCCGACGAGGCGAGCCTGGTCGATGACAACGTCGGAGAACGACGTGGGCACCGGAGCGTTAGACGTCGACTTGGCAAGGTCGCGCTTCTCAAACTTGAACGAGTGCGCACGGCGCTCGCCAGCGAGCAGCGAACGGAGGATGTCGGCGTCGGTCTCAACGGGCGCGGTGCGCGCCTCAACCGGGCGGACAACATCCTCAAGCCCACGCATGGACTCGGCAATCTCGCGCTCGCGCTTCTCAGCCTCAACGAGGGTGTCAATGGTGGAGCGCTTTTCGTCGAGCTCCGCGAACGTGCGGTCGACGAACTCGCGTTCCTCAGCGGACAGGTCGCGCTTCTCGGCGGCGGCCTCGTCCATCTTGGCCTTGGCTGCGTCGTAGGCGCGCTGGCGGTCCTCGACGAGCTTCTTCAGGTACTCAGACAACTTGGTTCACCCCTTCCTGGGGTCTCAGAGGAATGCGCAGGTGGTTTCTTTTGCGATCCCGCCGAGGCTCCTCAGAGCGGGGACCTAGCCGCGGCTCACGCGGCCAGGAAGTCTTAGGCCTTGAAGACCAGGTCGAGCTTCGTCTTCAGCAGGTTGATTTCACTCGGGTCGTGGGCGACCGGCTCAACCGTGGGCTCAGGCTCGGGCGACAACTTGGCGACCACGGCGGACAGCAGGCCGGCCTGGTCGACAGTCAAGGTGGCGCCGCGCTCAAGGGCCTCTAGGGCGCCGTTGAGGGCGTCGGCGTCCTCGCCGGTCTTCTCAGCCAGCATGTCCAGCGAGCGCACCGCGGCAGACGTCGCCCGATACGCAGGGAACGTGACAATGCTGGTCTCGTGCAGGCGCACCTGCTGAAGGGTCCGCTGGCTGCCGTCCTCACTCCAGCTGTCGCCGCCGCGAGGCACCGAGAACCCGAAACTCATGGAGTCAATGACGCGCGGGTTACCGCCACCGCCCAGCAGCACCGCGAGGTCACGGCCGTCGGTCGTGTCAGGCAGCGTCGCCTTCACCAGCAGGCCGCGGCCGTCTTCCTCCAACGTCATGGTCTTCGACCGAGTTGACGCCAGGGGCCGGGCCGGGTCGTGATTCACCAGGAGGAAGACGTTGTTGCGGGACTTCAGCGAGCGACCGAAAGCGCCAGGGGCGATGGTTTCGGTAAACGGAAGCGGCTCGCTGGGGGAGTTGAAGACCGCCGCGTATCCCTCAAAGCTCATACCTTCGGGGGCTTCGCGAACCTCAAGGTCATCAACCGTAAACGTGCGGGTTTCCATCTCTGCCATGCTTCGTCCTTCTTCCTCGCGGATGCGCTCGGCCTCGCGCTCCAGCCAGCGGCGTGCCGGCCCAGGGTCAGTCGGGTCAATGCCCCACAGGTAGTGGGCGACAGCGCCCGCGCCAGGGAAATCTTCATTACTTGAGTCGGAGTTCTGCGGTGCCTCAAGGTCGACTTCGTGCCGCGCGCCCCAAGCGTTCGCACGAATGACCTTGTCGTCGCTCATCGTGCCGGCCGCGATCTGCCGGGCCTCGCGGATCGTGCCCTCCGTCAGGCCGTCGCCGCCATAGCCGTCGGCTCGGTAGGCGAGTCCCTTGCGGGCCGCGGACGCCATGTAGCCAGGCACGTCGGGCATGTCAGACCTGGGCGTTCTCGGCCGGCTGCAACTGGTTAGACGCCAGGCCCGAATGTGGCATCGCTGGCAGACCCAACGCCGCAAGAACCGCGGTCGGGTCATAGCCAGACTGGACGAGCTTCGCGGCCAT